TCCACCTAGTGCGATACCAGAAGTACTAGTTAGACTGATAAAAGCTGTGCTGGAATCAATTTCTTCTCTAAACTGCGATCTAGCTGTATAACCTGTTAAGTCTACAGGAGTAGTTATTCCCGTAGTTTCATCTCTAGTGCTCCAAGTTAGTACTCTGGTAAATGTAGCACCTTTTTCTATTGTTAAATTTAGTTTGCCTGCTGCCATGTAATTCTCCTAAGTACATACAAAAATAGGGGAGCCTAAGCTCCCCTATCTATATTAGGCAATGTAGCGTAGGCAAGAAACCGCTTCACCGTCTACAGTACTGATTTGTTGGAAACCAGTGCGTAGGCTAGCTACTAGAACGCGTTGTTGTTCAACAACTTGGTAATCGCTTTCTACATTTAAGCCACGGTAGTTACCAATCATGAAGTTACGAGCATTTACAGCTACGGCTCCAAATCCACCGATTGCTCTAGCGGGTAGTTCGCCAGTGACAATAACTGGACTTCCACCAACCATACCGATCTGACCAGTTAGTACAGTAGCACGGTCACCGACCTTGTCCATTGTCTGGAAGGTTGCATCGTCAAGTAAGTTGTAGTATACGTCCTGGTTAACAACGTAGACTACATCAGCAGGATCAAGACCCCAGGTGCCTAGGTTCTTACGTAGTGCACGTAGAGTAGCTGTGGTTGCTGTGCCGGCCATGGCTAGAGTTGTGTTAGAACCAGCAGCTTCGTAACGAACTAGACCCTTGATAGGATCAGCAGCTGAGGCAGCGCCTAGTAATAGACCACGGTCCCAGGCTTTGGCGGTACGACGAACCATGGCATCGCGAACGATAGGCATGATTGCTAGAAGAGCGTCTTCTTCTTCTTCGTTACCAATGTACTCCTTAGTAGCTAGCTTGTGACTAGTTAAGGTGATTTCCTTGAGAGCGTGTGTTTGAGCAGCACCAGAGCTTGTGCCAGCCTTGTACTCGCCAGTTTGAATCCAAGTGGCGTAGCCAGCTTCGGGGTTCACAGGCATGCGTACAATAGAGCTAGGCATTGAGACTGTGTTAAATAGTGGAGCAACGATTAGTCTACGACGAATTTCTTCTTGTAGAGCTGTGGAAACTGTGTCTTCCCAGTAAGCTGAAGGCACGTGTGCACCGTACTTTTGTACTAAGTTAGCAAAGTTCTTGGTGTCTTCGACCTTACGGCCTAGAGCCTTGGCGATAAGTACTGCGGTTTCTTTGTCCTTGTAAGAGACAGCATCAGCGGCCTTTTTGTCGTCAAAAGTCATTTTGTTAGCGCGTAGGCTAGCAATTTCTTCTGCTTTAGCAGCTAGTTCGCCGCGTAGACCTTCTAAGGCTTCTGAAACTGACTTTGATTCGTCAGCTAGACGCTTTTCAACTTCGGCCTGTAGGCGCTCAGCGCCTGATTTGCCCACTTCGATGGCTGCGGCTGCAGAGGCTGCGGCTGCTGAATCAATTGCAGACTTGATAAGTGCTTCTAGATTAGTATTTTGTTCCATGTTTATATCCTTTTAGTTCGCTAGTGTCTGTAGGTTCTACAGAATTTGTATTCTTGTCACCTTCATCACTAGCCGAAGATTTAATGAAGGACTTTTTAAATTCAGCTAGTTCTTCATCTGAAGAAAAAGCCTTGGCTAAGTTAAAAACTGAGTCTTGATTAGCAGGCACTGAAACAACAGAAACCTCTAGTAGCTCAAGCTCTTTAATTACAAAAACGTCAGATACCTGATCATAGTCTGCGTCTTTTACAATAAATCCCACTGAGAATGTTTTTAAGATTCCCTCTGCGATTAGTTGATACACTTCTTTAGCTGCAGAACTAATTCTAGCAGTTAGTTTTAATCCTTTAGTGTCCACAGAAATATCAGTTGCCGAACCAATTGGCTGTGAGTGATTGTGGTAAGCTAAAATAATAGGATTCTTCTTGTAATTTAACAAGCTGGCTTCATTCCAAGCATAGCTAGGAATTACATCACCTTGGCGATCTTTAGCCGTGGTATTAGCATAACCGGTGATGATTACATCTTCCGAGTAGTCTTCATACGGCTCGTCGCTGTCAGAATTTTTCGCGGCCTTAGTGATAGAAAAATCACTGTATAGTTTTAATAGTTTCATGTGTCTGAACCTCCTTGAGGTCTACCACCCTGGGCGGGGTCTGCGGCACTGCCTGCTATATTAGCTGGAATTCTAATAGCATCTCCGTCTGCTAAACTAGGATAACGAAGTGCAGCTCGCGCTTCATTAGGTGTTAGTATTCCACCGTTTACTAGAGTAGAGATATAGGCAGCTTCGTCTCGCATATCTGGCTGGAGAGCAGATACCTTTGACGTCTCGGGTTCTAAATCGTATCCGAAGAATCTTTCGAACCCAGAATTAACTAGCCTTACAAGAGGTAAGACGGTTTCTAAATAAAATAAGCGTAAATTAGGAGCAATGTTGGCATTGTTACCGCCAGCTAATAAAATAGGCGGAACACCTAAAGCGGTTAAGATATCGTGATCTTTGGCTCGTATAGAAGCCTCAAAGTCCAGTTCTTTAAAACTCACTGCGCTGAGCTTGTCAACGGTTAGACCGCCGTCTAAGACCAGCGGGCGTCGCCCGCCGCGGCTGGGGTTGTATTCTTGCTGCCAGGATTGAATTAGTCTAGCCTTGACCTTTTCCCCTAAGATATTAGGAGTCTGTAATACTAAGCCAGGTACTGCGTTGTTCTTAAAGAAGTTTTCCTGAAACTTAGTCATTTCAGCGCGAGTTTTTAAAGTCGCAGACACAGACTTTAGTCTACTGGCTCCACGAAATATAGTTTCTGAGGAGTTATCCGAGACGTGAATAATTTCTGAGGGTTTAAATACCGTNCCAGAGCTATACGTATAGTCTCTGATATAAGTTTTAGGATCAGCGTTTATGGTAACGTTTTCCGCNGGTAAGTGGTATAAGTGCGAACCGTCGTAGTAAATAAAGCAGTTGCCTTCGAGTATTAGATCGTGGTATAATAGTCTACGAAATTTGCTGATATCTTGAAANTCATTAGGCTGGTAGTTTAGTAAGGTTTGTACTCGGGTTTTTCTAACATTAGAAACCACAGGTACAACACCAGAGATTTTATCTTGTACGTCATAGTCAAAGCTAGCAGCACCGTTGACAATCATATCAACTCCGCGACGCACTGCTTCGACTTCATCGTAGCTTTTTATAAAGCTGTAGTACTTGGGTTCGCTCTGAGCCCCGCCACCTGCATCGCTGGCGATGTAAGTTTGCGCGGGGTTTAGTTTAGAGACTATCCAGCTTTTTAGACTCATGTTTGGCTTTCTGTAAGGAGACCCAGCGANCTTGTTTTTCAACAGTGCTAGCTAAAGGTTTAGCTCCGTAGATGCTGTGAAGCCGTAGGTGGTGAGTAGCACATAGAGTCACCACTAGTTCGTATAACTCAGTTTGATGTGTGGAGTATAAAACTCATCACGTATTAGACTAGACCTCAGAGTCTGTGCTGATAGGATAATTTTTAAGTTTAGCAAAACGCTCAAAAAGTGTGGTTAACGAGTGGTAGTGGTGTAGTTCTAAGTCAGACTCAGTGTTACAGATTTCACAATGCGAAGATTTTTTATAAGCAGACTTTGCTCGGTCGCGAACCCACTTTATTGGGTCACGAGTTTTACTAGTATTTTTCATAGCTCAGTGTGTATTTTAATATAAATAAAAAATAAAATCAAGTAAATTTATCTTAGACCGTGCCAGAACTAACACTATAAGTATATAGAGCATACCGTAAGGCATCGGCGATGTGAGAGTACTGATCGTGAACGGGTTTTTCTTTTTGTATATTAGATCTAGTATCCCAACGATACTGATCTAAAGCAGCGAGAGTATGAGTACAAGAGCTATCAACTATTAGTCTATTAGACTCAACTATAGCCTGCGTAAAAGCAATGCCGTCTAGCACAGATTTGTTAGCGTTGATAGTGGCTATATCGTGATTCTGAGCCCAGTCGTATCTAGTTTGTTGAGCCGAACTATCAATAAATATGCAGCGTATGTCGAATTTAGTTTCTAGCGATTTGACTACTTCTGCATGTTCTGAGGTTGTTCGTTGAGACTCGTGATACTCAGTTAAGACTCTGTAACAGTCATCAGACTCTGAGTAGGCAATAACAACCGCAGCGGTTGCGTCTTTAAAGCCAATGTCTAGGCCACAGATAATTTCATCAGAGCTATAATCGTAGTCTGATAAGTCTTGTACGCAAGTCTCAGAGTTAAACTTAAAGATCTGTCCTTCAAAGGTATTAAAGCTAGCCAAGTACTCTTGAGCAAACTCTTGAGAGCTCATGCTGCGTCGAGCTTCTAAAACATCAGCTGGCACAGCGCGTGGATTTGCTAGATAATCACAGTGTAAAGCACACCACTCAGGAAACTCTGGGCTAAAGCCGCGTTCAAAAAACCTTGAAAACCAATTTAGTTTGCCTCGTGGTGTAGAGATAAATATAGCTTTGGAGTTGGCTTTATCTAGTGTAGGACGTAAGGCAACGTTAAAAGCATCTTCGCCTTCGGTGCTTAGCGCGGCTTCGTCGAATAAGATTAGGTCGTAACTACGGCCCACACATGAATCTGCCTGAGACACAGAACCCATGCGCACAGTAGAACCATTAGAAAGTTCTAACATACGGTCTTTTAAGTTGTCTCGTGTTACTGTTAAGTCAAAAGCTTTGACGTATTTGCGCTGAATCTCAAAACTAATGCTACTTAAGCTATAGTTAGGACTCATGATTAGCACAGAACTGTTAGGAACTAAACAAACTAAGTTAGCTATCATGTTAGCTACCGTGGTTTTTCCTACTCGTCTAGAGTACGCAGCTACTAGTAAATCTGTACTTTGGAGAGTTCACTAGCATTGATTAAGGCTATCTGAGGAGCATTTAAACACTCAGGAATAATCTTTGCAGAGACAATTTCTGAGATGTACCTTGCAACCGGTAGTTTTAAAAATCTAGCGTCAGCTGCGTAGTCTGTGAGCGAGTTAGTATCAATCTCAGGTCTAGAAACTTTAAGCATTGGAGTCCATTAATCTTGAGAGTAAACTCGCGTAGTTAGGATCATTGTTGATCTGAATGTTAGTTTGAGTTTTTATTGAGTTAGCAGCGATTTTAGCCTCTAAGTTGAGCTCTTCCATGCGCATTTTGTGAGCCAAGGCTAAGATGTCTACAATGTCTTTTTGGCTAGTAGTCTCTGATTCTGAGAGTTCGGCTAGTTTAGTAATAATAATTTGATCCATAGCCTCGGCAATTTTAAATCTATTGCGATAGCCAGAGTTTAAAAATATAGTGTTAACAAAGTTTTTAACCTCGGGCTTGGCTAGGTACTCAGATACCTGATCTGCTGAGAGCGATAAGGCCTCGGCAGTTTTGTAGATTGATTGAGTTGTTAAGTAGGTTTCTGCAACTACTAGTGATTCTGGTGCGATGGGTTGTGGTAACATAAAATTTTTCTCCTAGTGCTAGAGTACCATGAGTAGTACAAAAAATCCAGTATAAATTTTTTAGGTTGCAATAGTTTTTACAACTACGCTA